AGCTGTAAAGTATCAAGATTCCTATACAATTGACGATATAGAAGATAAAATAAGACATGGTATATTCCATTTATGGCCAGGCAAAAAGTCTGCATACATAACAGAATTTGTAATATATCCACAGGTAAAAGCTTTAAATATTCCTTTTTGTGGTGGTGATTACAAAGAATTAGAAGAGATGTTTCCATCCATTGAAGCATTTGCAAAAAAAGCTGGTATAACAAGATTATACGGTGGCGGTAGAAAAGGATGGATTAAAAAAATAAAACATCTAGGATTTAAAGAAGAATATTTATTGAAAAAAGATTTATAGGTATAAAGTATGGCAATAGGAACAATCATTGGTGGTATTGGAGCAGCAGCAGCGGCTAAGCAAGCTTTTGACCCTGAAACACCAAAAACAACAACTACAGCGCAAGTAGATCCGCAAACATCAGCAATGCAACAAGACCTCTATAGTAGGTCACAACAAATTGCACAACAACCATTTATACCTTATACAGGCCCAATGGTCGCTGGTTTTTCTCCAGACCAATTACGACAGTTTCAAGCTACTAGAGGTATATTTGAATCTGGTATGGGCTATGACCCAACACAAGCTTTACAAGGTATGGCACAAGATCAGTTCAGACCTACCATACAGCCTGTTACTGGTTTTCAAGCACCAACGATAGAAGCAACACAAGCTCCAGGAGCAGCTCAAATACAACCTACACCTACTTTTGGTGGCGCACAAATAGGTCCTGTAGCAGGTCCGTCAGCCGCACAAATAGGTCAAGTATCTACACCACAATTTCAAGGATTATTAAGCCAAGACATAGGTGCATATCAATCACCTTTCCAACAACAAGTTATAGACACAGCTATGCAGGATATACAGCGACAAGCTGATATAGCGCGTGGCGGTGCGCAGGAAAGGGCAATCAGAGCAGGTGCTTTCGGTGGTTCAAGATCTGCATTACTAGAATCTGAGTCACAAAGACCTTATGTAGAACAAATGGCCAGAACCGCTGCTGGTTTAAGACAAGCAGGATTTGAACAAGCACAAAGAGCAGCACAAGCTGACTTAGCAAGACAACAACAGTTAGGTATATTTGGTGCTGGTCAAGAACAGCAAAGAGCATTACAGCAAGCACAATTACAACAGCAAGCTGGTTTAATGGGTACAGAACAAGCACAACAAAGAGCGTTACAACAAGCTCAGTTTGGTCAGCAAGCAGGTCTTGCAGGTCAAGACATTGCAGCTCAAAGAGCAGCACAACAAGCACAGCTTGGTCAACAAGCAGGTATTTTTGGTGCAGAGTTAGGACAGCAAAGACGTATGCAACAAGCACAGCTACAGCAACAAAGACAGTTAGCTGGTTTAGATATTGCTGGCAGAGCTGCATTAACACAACCACAATTAGAGATGCAGGCGCGTGCGCAGAGAGCAGGTTTGTTAGGTGGTTTGCAAGCACAACAATTACAAGGTTTGGGTTTGTTAGGCGGTATAGGCGCACAACAGCAAGCACTACAGCAAAGAGCTATAGATGCTCAAAGAGGCGAGTTTGCAAGAGCATTGGATTATCCAAGACAGCAACTGGGTTTATTAGCAACTGGCGTAAGTGGTGTTGCACCTACACAAACAATTACAGAAGCTTATCAGCCGAGCGGTTTTGAAAGACTACAGGCTGGTCTAGGTGCTTATCAAACACTACAACCAATGTTTAGTAATATATTTAATCCACCAACACAAACACCGCAAGTAAATTTACCATCTACATTACCAGGTACAGGCGGCTACCCAACAGGATAGAAATATGGCAATAGGAGATTTTTTTACAGGTTTAGGTCAAAGAGTAGGCAGAGGTCTAACAGCTGTTGGTGGTTACGACCCTATGCAACAAGTATCACCAGAAGAATCTGCAAGACGTAGGCAGGAAGGTTTATCTGCTTTACAGAGAAGTTTAGGTAGGTCTGCTGCTATATTATCTGGTGATCCTAGAAGAGTGCAATTTGCTGAACAGCAAATGCAAAAGGCAGCGCAAGATAAAGCTTTAAGAGAATTTGTAGCACAAAATCCACAATACGCTGATATGCTTAAATTATATCAAGCTGGTATAGACCCTCGTATGTTTGCTGGTGAAAAAAGACAAACATATAAACCTGAACTTGTAGCTTTTAAAAATCACACAAAAGAAGATATAAATATTGGTGGGATTATCGTAAAGCCAGAAGAATCAAGATCTTTTAATATATCAAATCCAGATATTGCAAATGCCTTGATGAATACCGCTGGATTGGAGCAAGTAAGTAAAGGAACTGTTTATACAAGGCAGGGTGGATTGTATAAAACACCTGATGGAACATACAGAGAACTTTTGATTGGAGATCAACAAGTTTTCAAAGGGCCAAAAGGAACTTTAACAACTAAAGAATTTTATGACACTTATTCACAAGATGAAATAAGTACAACAACTTCAGCTGAAGGATATAGATATACCTTAGATAAAAAATCTTTTGATAAATTAAACACAGAACTTGTTGATTTAGAAAAAGGATTTTTACAATTAGAAAGATATTGGGAAAATATAAAAGACACAAATATTGGTTTAGCAAGATTGGGCGATCAAATTTCACAATGGTATAAAACTTTACAAGGTGATACAGGTTTAAGTTATGAAGAACTCAAAAGAGGTGTGGCAAGTGGACAGTTACAAAGATTAATAGGTGCAAACAGAATTGATACTGTTGGTGGCGGTGTTATGACTGAAAAAGATGCTTGGAGGGTTATAGAAGGATTAGGTGGCGATGTTACCTTATTACAAAATCCAGCAATAGTATCAAAACAACTACAAGATATGTATTTATACAAAACATTGGATTACAACAAAATACTTAAATCTTACAATGATGAAATTGCTACAGGTAATTTTCCTAGTTATAAAGAGAAAACACCTATAGATAAAAAAACAGTCATTAATAAATTTAGTTTATTACCTGAAGGCGTGCCAGCTGGAAGTGTTAGAAAAGTTACACCAAATGGCATAGTGTACTATTTAGATGAAAAAACAGGTGAAAAATATATTGTTGAATAATTATGGCAGTTAGAAAAATAACAGACGAAGAGTTAGAAAATTTAACAACTGTAGCACCAGAAACTTTAACTGCAAGACAGGTGGCTGGACAAGCTCTTAGAAACATTCCTGAAAGCGGTATGCAGTATGGTAAAGACATTCTTACAGCTCTTACAGACCCAATTGGCACAGCAAAATCTATAGGTGAACTTGGTCTTGGTATTATTCAATTAGCTATACCAGGTGAACAAGCTAGTGAACAACAAGCAAAAGCTGTTGGTCAATATTTTGCTAATAGATATGGTGGTATGGAAAATCTTAAAAAAACCATAGCAACTGATCCTGTTGGTTTTTTAGGTGACGCTTCTGTTTTATTAACAGGTGGAGCTTCATTAGCAGGCAAGGTAGGTGGATTAAAAGAAGTTGCTGAAGCAGCTAAAAAAGCAGGACAGGTTATAGATCCATTAGCATTACCTACAAAAGCTGTTGGTGGTGTTGCTGAATCAGTATTAGGTTTGACAACAGGTGTTGGCCCTGAAGCAATTAGAACAGCTGTCGTGTCAGGAGCTGCTGGTGGACAGCAAGCTACAGATTTTGCAAGGGCAATGCGATCAAAAGATGACCCACGACAAATTGTAGAAGAAGCTAGAAAAGGCATTAAAACAATGGCAGAAAAAAGAAAAGCAGAATATCAAAAAGGTATTAAAAAAGCTAAAGCTGTAAAAAAAGAAATTGATTTTACACCTGTTCTGAAAAGCGTTGACAATATTAGAAAGTCTTTTGAATTTAAAGGTAAAACAACTTTGGATGCAGGTGGTTTAAGAAAATTAAAAGAAATAGAGGATGCTGTATTAGATTGGTCTGTTGACCCTAAGTTTCATACCGTAGAAGGGTTAGATGCTCTTAAAAAGAAAATAGATAATTTAATGCCAGAGGCTGATACGTTTGGAAAAACAGCTGGTAAAGGTGCTGCTGTTGTAACGCAAGCAAGAACAACAATCAATAATCTTATCAAAGAAGCATCACCAAAATATGCAAAAACTATGAAAGCTTATGAAGAAGCTATTGGCTTAGAAAAAGAAATGAAAAAAGCTTTAAGTTTGGGTGATAAGGCAACAGCTGATACAGCTTTGAGAAAACTTTTATCAGTTATGAGAACTAATGTTAATACAAACTTTGGTATAAGATTAGAATTACTAAAACAATTAGAGAAAGCAGGAGATGTTAGCTTAACACCAAAAATTGCAGGAGAAACATTAAGCGGATTTCCGCCAACAGGTTTAGCTAGACAAATTAGTCCAATTGGTGCTTTGGGTGTTGGTGGATTTTATGGTGCAACAGCTCCACAAATGGCTGGTTTATTAGCAGCAACATCACCAAGATTAGTTGGCGAAGCCGCTTTCAAAGTTGGTCAAGCACAAAGATTTTTACCGCCGAGTGCAGTTACAAGACAGGCTGGTGTAATTGAACAACAAATTGGTGGCGATGAAAACCTAAGTATGGCTGCATTGCGAAGAGCATTTAACATAGGTAGACAACCACAATAACCTTATGCCACGCCAATCGGAAAGAGTTGGCCGATCTGGAGAATACTTAGTAGCCTCGCTACTTTCATTATACGCTGATACTGTAATGGTAGTTCCGCATAGCGCAGAAGCAGACATCATCTTTGACGTAGACCACACGCTATATAAATGCCAGGTTAAAACACAATCTAAAATAAGAAATCATAGAGTGTCATGGGAGTATGACTTCAGACGTGGTTCGTTTACCAAGAAAAGAGAATACGATAAAGATGCAATAGACGTGTATGCTTTGGTTGCATTAGATCCGCAAAAGGTTATGTTTACTTTTCCAGACGGTAGTAAACAGAAAACTATTAAAGACGAAGAGATGCAAGCGATGGACTCGCTAACAAATGTTAAAAACCTATTTAAAGAGCTTCGATGTCAACAGACACTTTAGGTTCTTCATAATGTTTTACAGAATTAATACCTAAAGATAACAAGTATTCAGCTACCTTATGTGGTTCTTTCTGCTCACTCTTACAAAAATCCTTAAACTTTTTAGCAAGATGTTTGTTTACATATATTGGTTTTCTTCCGTTTCTTTCTTTTAAGATTCGATCATCAAACTCATATAAGTTCATAGTTACCTCATGGTTATAGAGAAACTTCTACAGAATAATCTCCTATATTATTACCTTTTGCATCTGTTCCGTAAACCATCTGTAATTCAAGATCAATAAAGTGTTTGGCTTTTAACAAGTCAGTCACCCTATCTTGTTTCTCTCCTTTACTTCTGGTTATATACTTTAAACAACTACCTAGGTTATAAGACAGGTTGTTAGCATATATATAATCAATAGGTTGTATCTTGGTATTTTTATAATGAGTACCAGCTACTTGGTTGTTGGTTGCAAGAGCATCTATTTCTTGGTCCCAATCCTCTTCTTTCCCTATATTTGTATGCGCATATATAGTTGTATTCTTCATAAATTTCTCCACTTTTTTTTAATAATATTAACATAATTAGTAATATTGTGTTAGTATAAACAAAAATATTAATAAAAGGGAAATTTATGGAAATATTAGAAAAGAATTTTGACATATCTAATACCATTGAAGTTGACGAACTAGCAGAGAGATGGGGTGTCAGCAAGAAAACAATCGACAATAGAAGGTACAGAGGGCAGGGTCCTAACTACTTTAAGATTGGTGGTAAGATTAAATACGATCTTGATGATGTGAAAAGAATGGAACAAGACTCTTATATTTCTGTCCATGGCACACGCTAAGTTAAGTCCTTCATCAGCAAAGATATGGATGGCGTGTCCAGGTATGCCACAACTACTTGCAAGCATGGAAGTAGAATACAAAGTAGGCATACCAGCAGCGACAGGTACATTGATTCACGAAATGGTAGAGACACTACTTAAAGGTAGATTAAATAATCTTACCCTAGAAGAATATTATCTTGATACCACCCACCATGTAGAAGATTTTGATTTGACAGTTGACCAAGAGATGATTGACTGTGCAAAAGTTTATGTAGATTACATAGACAAAAGAATGATGGAGCTTGATGTAGCAAGACCATTAATTGAAGAAAAAGTTAATATGCCAGAGATACATGAAGATTTATGGGGAACAGCAGATGCTATTCTTATTGGTAAAGACACTATAGAAATCATAGATCTTAAAACTGGTAAGTGGGCAGTAGAAGCTGACAATCCACAAATGCGAATTTATGCACTAGGAGCATTGTCAAGATACGGCGATGACTGTACGGTGCAAATGACCATCGTACAACCAAGAGGTTGGCATAAAGATGGTCATATCCGATCATACTCCATATCAGCTATTAATTTAGTTGAATGGGCTTGAAACTTTGAAGCCAGCTGCTGAAGCTTGCTACGAAGAAATACCCACATACAACTATAGTAAAGACGGTTGCCGTTGGTGTAATGCTAAAGAGGTATGTGATACTTATAAACAAAACCAAAAGGGAGAATAAAATGGTTAAAGAAAATAAAACTGAAACTGTTGAAGAACCAACAATTAAGTTTGCAGATGATGGCGTTGAACACAAAATAAATGATATGCCAGACGAAGCAAAACAATTAATCGCGCGTTGGCAAGAAAAGAAACAAATCAGAGATGAATTTATTATTAAAGCTAATAACGACATCGATGATTTAAACACTCTGTTATCGGCTTATGAAGCTCGTATGAAACTTATACTAGAGCCAGCAGATGAACCTAAGATAGAGGTGCAGTAATGTCGTTAGTTAAAATAAGACAAAAGGCAAAACTGAAACCGCCAATCGTAGTTTT